CAGTGAAACACGAGGATCAAGGCGTTTAGAGTTGGCAAAATTAAGATCCAATGCTGGACGTTGGGTGGGATACAGATTCTTGATAGTCATTAGGAAATACCTCCAACAATAGTGCCATTAATATTGCCCACCCATAATAACGCAGTGCCAGTGGAGCCAGAAAGAGTGACGCCGCTTATGGAGGGGCCTCCTGGAGGACTTGCTCCAGCAAGGTTTACTGCAGTAAATCCAGTTGTTGTTGTTGATGCTTCAAAAGCTACAGCACGCGCCGTGGCATTAGTATTACGAATGTACAATTGAACTTCTCTTCCATTGATCATATTTGAAAATTGCACTGTCACACCTGTGGCCATGCTTGCCGTGTAATTAAATCTTTCATAAGCACTACTATCAATTGTCACAGTGCCGCTGGTTGTTGTCGTATCACTGCCGCCTCTCAAGAACGGATAATTCAAAAAAGCTAATTCACCAAGCATTCCTGCCAATGGCACTTCATTAGGCTCAGTACCAATATCTACCTGGGTTACTATTGGATAAAATGTACCACTATATACTTCTTTTACTGGTGCCGTAGTGTTATCAACTTTGGCTTGAGTTGTACCATCAATCGTAATATCAAGTGAACCAGAAGCAAAAACACCGGAATTTACTGTTACAGAGGTAAAGTTACCAGAATCACCTGTAACAGTAGTGCCAGAAATAGTAACAAAGTTACCCGTAACGCCAGTAACAGTTGCTCCCGTAACAGTAGTGAATCCTGCAGTATCACCTGTTAATGTTGCAAACTGCCCATTGTCTCCAGTAATTGTTGCACCGGAAATTTGAGTTGTAAATATGCCTGATATAGAGTTAACAGTAATGCCAGTAATAACAGTAAATCCTGCTGCTATACCAGTTAAATTTGTAAATTGACCAGTATCACCTGTAATAGTTGCGCCAGAAACTTTAGTTGTATAAACACCGGTAATAAAATTAGCTGTTGTACCTGTAACAGTTACTCCTGTGACAGTTGTAAATCCTGCTGTATTGCCAGTAACCGTGTCAAATTCACCTGCATCACCAGTGACAGTTGCGCCAGTAACAGTTGTAAATCCTGCTGTATTGCCGGTTAATGCTGTAAACTGTCCATTATTTCCAGTAATTGTTGTACCAGAAATTTGAGCTGTAAATACTCCTGTGCTTGCATTTACTGTTGTACCAGTAATTGTTGCTCCTGTAACAGTTGTAAAACCTCCAGCGCTTCCAGTGATTGAAGTAAACTGTGCGGTATTGCCAGTTACGGTGTTTCCTGAAACTGTAATAAAGTTAGCCGTTACGCCTGTAACAGTTGCTCCTGTAATGGTAGTAAAACCTGCAGTGTTTCCGGTAATAGCACCAAATTCACCTACAACACCTGTAACAGTTGCTCCTGTAATGGTAGTAAAACCTGCCGTATTGCCAGTAATTGTATCAAATTCACCTGCACTGCCAGTGATTGTTGCACCAGATACCGTAACTCCCCCTTGAACAACGCTTCCAGAAATTGTTCCGGTAACAGTGATGTCACCACTAAAAGTTGGGTTTTGAACTAAACCAGATACTGAAACAGTAGTGTCAACCCCAGCATTGGTAAAAGTAATTGAATCAACTTTTAATTCACCGTAGGCCATTTTTTAATCCTTTTTGTTTATTTTAACTGATTTATTTATCAAGGTAAAATTACCAAAGGTCCTTTAACAATAAAACCTCCAGTTCCACCTGATACGACACCAGAACAAACAATTGCAGGATTGGAACCGGATGGCGTGGTAACTGTAAGTGTACTACCTGTTATGTCTGTAAAGTTAGCAGTTTCACCAGTAATTGTCTGACCACTAATACTGCCAGTAACACTAATTCCTGATGCAAAATAACTTTGACCCGAAACAAAAAATCCAGATAAAATTGTTAAATTGCCATTAAGAATTTCGTTGCCAGCAAAAGTTTGATTAACTGCAAACAAAGTTGTAAAGTTGCCAGATGTAAAGTTTGCGGTTATACCGGTAACTGTTTCTCCTGATAGCTCAGAAGTAAAAACACCAGTCACTCCTGTAATAACTGAGCCCAATATACTGGTTCCAGTGACAGTTGTACCTGTAATTGTGGTAAAACCTGCCGAGTTTCCGGTAATATTTGTAAATTGAGCCAAATCACCAGTAACTATTGCGCCTGATATTTGGGATGTAAAGGAGCCTGAAACAACATTCAGGTTAGAACCAGTAATCGTTGTTCCTGTAACAGTGGTAAACCCGGCTGTATTACCGGTAATTGATTCAGCTTGTACAATGTCTCCGGTAATAGTTGCACCAGAAATTTGGCTAGTAAATACACCAGATTGACCGGTAATTTGAGTAAATTGTGCTGTAGTACCAGTAATTGTGGTACCAGATAAAATACCTGTAATTTGAACGCCGGAACTAAAGTAACCAGAGCCTTCTACAGACAGGTCACCAGATACAAGGAGGTTCCCTGTTACTGTATGACTTCCTGCAACAATAGTTCCAAAGGTACCAGTGGTGAAATTAGCATTTGTTCCCGTAATGGTTTCACCTGAAAGGTTTGAGGTGAAGGTTCCAGAAACTCCTGTAATGTTAGAAAACTGCCCAGTGTTTCCTGTAATTACATTACCCGAAAGTTGAGATGTAAATACACCGGATACACCAGTGATGCTGGTAAGTTTTGCAGTTGTACCTGTAATTGTTTGAGCTGTTAATTCACTAGTAAAATTACCTGTAGCACCAGTGAATGTTGTGACATTTAATGTATTACCAGTAATCGACGTTCCAGAAAGCTCTGCTGTGAATATACCTGTGACAGCTTGAGTTGAAGTGTAGTTTCCTGCTGTGCCTGTAATAGTGGTGCCGCTCAAAGTACCTGTGATATAAGCACTATTTTGAACAACAAGGCCACTAAAAGTTGCTGTATCCGATCCTGTAATCGTGGTTACATTTGTTGTGCCGCTAACAGTTAAATTACCAAGAATAGTTATATTACCATCAAACGTGCCACTGGCTTTTGGCACATAGTATTGGTTCAGGTAATCCTTAAAACCTGAAAAGGTGATTTTCTTATTACGTAAAACAGGGTCAACTTCAAAAACGTGAACCAGAGTCAAAAGATCCGGTTCATCAATTTCAGTTCCACCAATCAGGGGAAATTCACTTATTCGTCTATTTGCCACCTAAAGATAACCCAAGCCCTATCCAACTATTATAGACTGGATTATTTTTCTCGAATTTCAATACGAGGCAAAAGATCTGTAGTAAAGTTCCAGGCTGCTTGAATACCTGTTACAATACCGCAGGATAATGCAATAACAAGAAGCAGTTCCGCAATGGTGAGATTGCGACGAACATATACAACCTCAGGCTCCCGGTTAAAGACAGCGGCTTGCTGCTGTTGCATTGCTTGTTGTTGACGGATGGCATTTTCTAGTGCCATGCGTTTCATCTCCTGGAGCTGCTCAGCAGTAATAGTAGGTTGAACAGGTTGCTGCTCAGGTGCTTGGCCAGGGATATTACTGGAAGGAACTTGATCTTCCATGGAAAGTATGCAATCATTTTCCTAGACTTTAGCATTAATTTTTAGGGATGGAAACACAAAGTAAAACAGGAATCAAAACTGCATTACAAAATATTGCTGATGAGTTGAGAGGTATTCGTGTAGTACTTGGTGCCATGTGGCATAGCCGATACAAGAACGAAGAAACTGATGTCGCATCACCAGAAATTTATGCAGATGAATATATTTCAGTTGAAGAGTGTGCTAAACGCCTTTCCGTAACAGATCAAACGATTCGTAACTGGATTCTTCAAGGTAAAAAAGATCCCAAAAAAGGCTGGGTCCAGGGGGTGCACTATATCACAATCCCAAAAGGTTCCAATAAAATGATGGTTAGGATTCCCTGGAACAATCTAATTCTTTCTTTCTATAAAGGTCCTGAAGCAAATCTGAGAACGTTTGATGCGCCTATTGCAAAAAATCTTTATACCGCAAGTAATGAATACAAGTACCAGCCAAATCCAAATGTAGCAAAACCCTCTGACGTTAACAAATGATATGTCCCATCGTTTTGACCTGTTTGACATTGATCATGTCACATTGAAAGACTGCCTGGTGCAGCTGCCTAAATCTCTGGCTAAACAAGTAAAACCCTTCTTGCCACCAGGAGGATCATTTGACGAGGGAACCCTTAAGAGATACTTAAGAATGCTGAGGGATTTCGAGATGGAGGATCCCAATACATCAATGACTCTTGCTAATAGATTGCGTCTTGCATTCTTAGATATGCAACCTGAGACAATCTGCAATCGTTTTCCGAATGCTGATCTGCCACTTAAAAGAAGACTCAGATGTGTTGCAGAATACTTGATTAGGTCAGGAGAATTTGACAAGCTGCGAGATAATAAAGGAAACCTTTTAAAAAAACGTGGTGTCCTAGGTAAGCTGGTCGTCATATACCAGCCGCTACCTAAAATGCTTGTAGTACTAAAAAGACAACAATTAATTCCCCATGTCTGATCGACGCGAAAAACTCTTGCTTCAAACACTCAGCAATCCGGCTGATCCCACAGAAGCAAAAATGCTTGACACTGTAATGAAGTTGATCCTTGCGGATATGGGTCAACATTACACCCGATTCTGGGACGCTGAAGGACCAGGGGTCATGTGTATGCAACCAGGCCAAGAACGTGCTGTGGTGTGGATGACGCTTGAAGAATTGAGTTCTGCTGCAGACAAACTTGATTCAGAAAATAACGGCGACCTTGCGGAAACCTTTAGGCGTATCCTCAGCGCTGCTCAACGCATCAAGCCAGATGAAAAAGCAGGTTACATCATCAACGACGATACTGGGTTAAGATATTTGGAAATCGATTACAACAAGACTGCTGATGGGGCTTCGTAGGGGCAATACAAGAACCGAAGATTTTGAATGGATTACAAATCGTGATCTTGTTGATTCTGCTCATCTAATCTTGGGTGAGATTGACCTGGATCCCGCAAGTTCAGTTAAGGCTAATGAATACGTTGGTGCTAAAAACTTCTACACACCAAAAGAAGATGGGCTGAATGACATGCCCTGGTACGGCAAGGTGTATTTGTTTCCTCCCAGCAAGTCATACTTCTGGGATAAAAAAAATGATAGATGGAAGGCTACCAGGGGTTTATCTCCTACGTTGACATCAGGTCATGCGCTTTGGTGGCGCACATTGAAAAAGAAATGGTTGGCAAATGAGATTGAACAAGCAATCTTCTTTACGAATTTCCCGGACATGATTATGTACGGGCAGGATATGTTCGATCATCCTGTCTGCATTCTCAAGATAAGACCCTCTTTGATCAGGCATTATTATGCAGATGGTTCAACAAGAGCCATGAATACCGCCTGCAGCTTAGTGGTGTATTTGCATCCCAAAGAAAACGTAGAAGAAAAAACACAGGAATTCGTGCAGATCTACTCAGAAAAAGGCAAGGTGCTTGTTTAAATTCTCTTAATGTTTTACCAAGGAATTTGGGTTATATTGGTTGAACTGACTGATTCAGTATGTCAATCCTGAGCGACAAAGAAATCAAAGAACTAGCCCTGAAGCAGGGTATGATTACTCCTTTTGAGGAAAAACTTGTTCGCGTTAAGGATGGTAAAAAAGTTATTAGCTATGGGTTAAGCTCATACGGCTATGATATTCGCTTTTCTCCTAAGCAGTGTTTGATCTTTGGCCGCCCTTCAGAAGGTGATTGCGATCCCAAAGATTTTAACCGCGACATCCTTAAACCTGCTGAGTTGCATACAGATGAGCGTGGTCAATACTTTCTGTTGCCGCCATATAGCTATTGCCTTGGTGTAGCAGAAGAGTGTCTTAAGATGCCAGAAGATGTTACTGCTTTGGCTATTGGTAAAAGCACTTATGCGCGTTCAGGTATCCTTGCCAACTTGACACCTATTGAAGCTGCATGGGAAGGTCATCTTACGCTTGAGATCAGTAACTGCACCGGACTCTTTAATCGCATCTATGCAGATGAAGGTATTTGCCAACTGATCTTCTTCCGCGGTGAACCGTGCAGCACTACGTACGAAACTAGGTCTGGTAAGTACCAGGGGCAGCCGCTAGAAGTTGTGGTTAGCAAAGTCTAGAAGAAGTCGTACGATCTACCTGAAAACGATTGGGGCTTAGCTGCATACTTCATACCACCAGCAGGCCCCATGCGATCACCCATGTCATATCGTGCTGGAGACCCGTCAACCAATGGCTCATCAATCTGTCGCTTCTGGCGATACTTACCAGCAGATTTTGCTGCTTTCAGAAACTTACGAACACGATTCTGCTTTCTTTCATTGCGAGTGTCTGCAATGGCCGCAGTACTTCTCTCATCTTCATCCAGGCGTCTTACGTCAACATCGTAGCTTCGTTCAGGGTTCAGGTCAGTGACGTATCCACCTGAACTAGCCGAATCTTTAGCGCGATTATAAGTGGGATCTGAAAAGCTTGCCATAGTAGAATTCTAATTGAGGTCAACCTAGATTTATAAAAAGCATGGATCGTTTCTTAGATGCTTTCATCGAATCAAACGATGAAGTTAAAAGCAGGATGCTTGATGCATCTATGTTTGGTCAAGAGCTGGATAATGAGGAAGCAGACGTGCCTCTTTATGACCAATACAACCGTGGGTTAGTTGCCACACAGGAAACTCGTCCTAGGATGAACCTGTCTTTAGACCCAATGCAAAAACGATGCGGTGTGACGGGAACAATTCCAAGTGCGGAGGAAGGGATTACGATGGGTGCGATGCCCCAGCCTCGGACATTGATGATCGAACTGGATGCGGAACCCAGCGAGGAGGAGATGGAGATGTCTCGGAAACGTCGTGGTTTGAGCCGGTAGATACCGACGCAACTACTGATTGCCCTGGCGGCGTTTGTCCTGTGCCCTGGGCCGTAGAAAAAAAGCGTCCTGAATTATTTGATAATGTTTTGAAACCCAAACATTACAATAACGCAGGTATTGAATGCATTGAAGGTATCGAAGCGCAGTTAACGCCAGAAGGATATAAAGGATTCCTGCAAGGTAACTGCGCCAAGTACCTTTGGAGGTGGCGTGATAAAGGGGGTATTGAAGATCTGCGGAAGTGTAAGTGGTATCTTGATCGTTTGATCTCAATGGTGGATGATGAGCCCTAAAACGGGCTGCAAAGTCCTTCCTCATCATCGTCATCATATTCATCCTCGCCCACTGCCATTGCAAGCTGGGCGAGTTCAATGTCTGTAGGGATATCAAAATCTAATTCAATCCCTTCTTCTTGCAGCATATCTTTTACTGCTTGAATCTCCAGGAGCCGCTGGTGATAGAGGTTTAAGAGTGCGACTACAAGCTGATCCCAGGTTAATTCTTGTGCCTCAAGTTCAGCCCGACGCATGGCGAGCTGCAAATGAAGGGGCATTTCAAATTCCCTTGTTTCTGCAGATTGTCCCATGCGTAATCCGATCGCTTCTTTTATTTTACTCCCATGACTTGTAATCTGAATCCTCGTCGGCAAGATGAAACTGATTATTGAACTCAGCTAGTACATATGGATTAATTTGGTTCTCAAGATTCCTGATTGCTCTGATTTCATGAGGTGTTGCAGAATACAACCTGAATGCCTTCAGTAGTACTTCTCCTGAGGTCCAGGCATTGGCATTCATCTCAGATAGGAATAGACGTACTTCTTCTCTGCGTCGTTCCACGAGGTTACCAATGACCTTGTGTTGATTATCAAAGACCCAATGGGTCATGGCCTCTGCTGCTGAAATCCATTCTTCTTTGTCACAGTAATCAATGATGTCACTGTAAAGAAAAGGGTCCCAACCAATTGAGTGGATGAAGGACACCAGCGCTTCCTTCATAGAGTGATCTAGCCCCAAGTTGAGTTGTCTTAAATCATCTGCAATGACTTGGACTTCTTTTAACAGATATTCAGCCGCCTTTTGTTTGGTACAACAATTACCCTGCTTCACTGGTGAACCATCAGGATAAAACTGAGTACCGTAGCCTACGCTATAAGGTTCTGCACCGGTTTCTGGATCGGGGTATGCCCGTTCATTAAACCCCTCATAGAGCTTGATGAGTTTAATTGCCCGTGAGTAATCGGACATTGCGTACAGGCATAATTATCTGTATTGTATCTAATTTATTCAATAATTGCTATACTCACCATTTCTCACGGTGCGACCAGTACCTGGCTGACATCTTGCTTGGGTTAGGATCTTGAGCATTATGCCTGGCGTAATAGGATTTCTTCCTAGCTTTATCTTTCTCTGTTTTAGGGTTTTTACCTGCGCCTTTAACCCCTTGCTGACCAAAACGAATAATTTTTTCTTCTCCCCCCTGGCATGCCTTTACTACATGTGATTTTGTTTTATGTCCAGGTGTTTTCTTTGGTTTATTGCAAGGCATTGAATCTTTGTGTATTTTTGCTGCCTTAGCTGCTTTTTTTCTTTTGTCTGACATTTTTATCCAAATAATGAGACTATTGATCCAAAGCTTTGATCATCTTCCTCTTCTTCGCTGTCTCCAAAGAGATCAAAATAATCAGTCTTTTCTTCCTCTTCATTATAATCTTCTGTTTCTTTTTCTTCTGTTCCAAATAGATCAAACTTTGATTCGATGGAATCCATTAAACCAAATGCAGAAAAAGGATCTCCATCCAAAGATATATCTTTAAAATCTTTTAAAAAGTCTCCACTCATTACATCACTAATGAAATTCTGATCTTCTGGAGTAATGCCTTCCATAAAATCTTCTTCATAAAACTCTTCTTCTGTTCCTTCATATCCTGACTTTTGCGCTAGTTTGTAAAGATAAGAATCAGATTCATACTTTTCTACTGGAACATAATCTTCGTCTCTTTGGATATACTCAATACCTAAAAGTTCTTGTGTTGGTTTTTTCTTTTGTTTGTTTAAAGCTTCAATTCCCATTCGTATATCAGAAGCAGAACCCGTTCTTAAAACTTCTTTTACTAGTTTTTTTGTTTCTTCTAAGCCTTCTTCAGGGTTAATACCATTTTCTTCAAAAAACTCATTCCAGCTCTCATCAAATTCTGTAAAACTATCAATGTTACCAATCAAGCCATCTGTATATTGTTCTACAGGAACAAAATCTAAAAACACATTTTCACCTAAACTAGATTTTTCTTTCTGTAATTCTGGAGCAAGCTCTTCATTTAAATATCTCAATAAATCTTTTGAAGTTGCAAAATCAGAAGACGGATCAAAGTTGGCTAATTTACCAATTAAATCATAATGTAATTTCGCAAAATCTTCTTTACTGTTAAGGTCTAAACCATATTCATAAGACCATTGTTCCCAGGTCTTTCCATTAACTATTTCTTTGGGGTTTGTTTTGGCTTTCGTCCAATCTCTATCAACTCTTGCTTTTTGCTCTTGGTATAGTGGTTCTTTTTCTAAAGTGCCTCCTGTAGGATTAAAATAAAAATCAGCATCAAATATTCCTATTCCACCAGAGTTTTTTTGCAAGTCTTCAAGGAAATTTTGTGTCTTAAGACGCCCAATTTCTTTTAATTTATTTGAAACTGTTTGAGTTTGTAATATGTTTTCATTGCTTGGATCTACGTCAATATAATCTATAAATTCGTTCATTGAGCGAGAGTAATCAAATCGAGGTTTAAGGTAATCGTTGATAAAAGTCTGTGCATATTCTTTTTCTATTTGATATGTTTTTTCGGCATCAACAGGGTCTTCAACTTCACTTAACTCTTCATACCTTTTAGTGAGCGTTTCATCAAACCATTTTTGCCAATTATATGTAACACTGTTGTCGGTACCCACAATACCACCAATAGTATTTTCTAGTTTTTCTTTTAGATCTTTTCCTCCCATAATCGACAAATACCCCCCTAATCCAGAATCACCAATAAAAGAATTTACAATATTTGATTTCATATTAGAGATGTCACTAAACCCTGGCATACCCTGAAATAATGCCATTTTGTTTTCTTGGGCTTTGGCTTTGTTTAGTTCATCTACTGTTTGCTTTAATACATCTAAAGTGAGTGCCCTAAATTGTTTTTCTCCTTGAACATCAGAGATTCCCTGAATAAGTGAATCAAGTCTTGATTCTTTTGCTTCGTCAGTAAGCATGCTGACATTTCGACCTTGCTCTTCTTTTCCGTATGTTTCATAATGCTGTTTTCCCCATTCACCTTTTGTCATTGCTTGGGTATTATTAGCGTTACTCGCTAGATACCTATCGTATGCCTCACTTAAATCACTGTGTGCATCGACATAATCAGCATAGGCCTGTCCACCAAACAATAATTCTCTATATGCTTGAACTTCGGCATCTGTTAAAGAACGCCTTTCTTCCCGGTATTTTTCTGCACTGCTTATTCTTTTGGGTTGTGATTCTGGTTGTGGAGAAGCAACAAACTCTTCTGTATTAGTTGTTTCTGTAGACGGTAGTTTTGGTATGGGAAAAGCGTTAAACTCCATAACGTTAAAAGCTTATGCTTCTGTCAATCCAGGTTTTAAATATTCTAAATCATCAGGAAACAAAGAAACAACGTTCCGGTTTCTCCATGCCCTAATATTTTTCATTCTTTCTGGGCAAAAAAACTCTTGTTTTAAGTACCATTCTTCCATGTCATCGCTTCCTTTATTTGAATTGCAACGACGACAAGCAGGAAGAAGGTTGTGACAATTGGAAGAACCTGATTTAAACCTTGGTACGATATGATCTAAACTTGTTGCGGTATCACCGCAATAACCACATTCATGGTTCCAGGCTTTGTATATCTCTTCTCGAAATCGTTTTTTGGCAAGTTTGGGAGTTAGTTCTACAAGTAGAGCGAGAGGTTCTTCCGCACTTGCAAACATTATTCAACTGCCGTTACACTAATTCTACTTTGGTTAAGCCAGAAACAAAACTAACGGGAACCCTAAAGAAAACCTTAAATCCATTGACTTTTTGTGTTGGATGTGTAACCTGAAAAAGTCAGCCACAAACACTTGACAATGGCTTCCAGCAGCACCTGGCTTCCCGTGCACAAAGCGGAAAAGGTCCTTGGCATCGATCGCAAGGAACTCTTCCGTATGCGTGATGACGGCACCCTAAAGCTTGGACCGCACTACGCAGCATTTCCCGAGACGCGCTCCAGGGACACCTACCGCTGGAACGTCTTTAAAGTACGCAAAGCTCTTGCGAAGCTGAATGAAGCTTCTTGTTGACAGGTGCGTAAATGAGCTTACGCATTTTGTAAGCAACCAACAGATTAGGGATGGTCAGCTTGATCGTCCCTTTTTTAATGCTGTCGGTTAGCTTTTCTGTCATGCGTTGCCACTTCTCTTCAGTTTTGACAGGCTGCCTTTCCTTGAGCTGGAAAAGAGAAACCCACTGTGGGTGCAGTGGGCGGATAGGGCGTTTCTTGCTTTCGATGATAATCTGGTTGTCGTCGGTCCAGGTAAACCCCTTTAGCTCATCAGGAGATTTGCCATATACAGATACCATGCCATACAACCAGCCAGCCTTACGCAGGCCGGGAGTTGTCAGCATTTGAAAACATTCGTCAATAATACGTTGGTCGTGGAGCGGGTTAGCGGAAATCATTGGGTGTACCTAGCTTGTTGCAGTCACTATACACACTCATCTTCTCTTCTGCCGTAACAATTCTTCTTATAACCCAGCGTTATTGCGGGTTGAATTCATTATAAGCCATTACAATCCACTGGGCAGGACACCACTTGCGAATGCTGCCCATGCTAAGCCAATCGCCTCGATCGTGGAACGCTCACCTGATCCATACGGCAAGTTTACTACATCACCTGCATGGTATACAGCAGGATTACCACTCACTTGAACCTCACTGTCACCAAACTTTCTTTTTGCTCTTTGTTCAGTTGAGTAAATAAAATTGGTTTCAACGATATCACCAAAGCTTGGTTCTGTCATGATGCTGGACTACCCCCTTGAGAAGGTCTATAAGCTGTACCGTTTTTATCGTACATGATAAACCCTTGCATTAAAATAAAGGTTGATGGCACGTTAAACAACTTTTGCATCATCGGCATCATCATTGGTGCTTGGCAGTTGTAAGGCGGAACATCCATATAAGACAAGCCATATTTTAATAAATTTGTTGCAGCTTGCTCTTGCTCTTTTTCTGTTTTCTCTACTAATCTCTGTTCCCATTCGGCCATACCTTCTTCCATCACAGGGAAATCAGATGGCTCAGGTGGGAACACACCCTCTTCATACTTCATTGCATAGATATGTTTGCAGTATCTAAATTCATCAAGGAGTGGTGTCCATGTATCGGTTAATGATGTAATAACATTACCTACAGCGGAATAATCATTGAACGAAGGTAGGCCTTCTGCTTTTGCTCCAGGGACAGAAGGGTCGCTGGTGCTGCGGGTATACACAGATCCAAAATCCCTAAATACACCAGGATCATCCCTGGTGCTGCCTGGTATTGTTAATGAGTTTGGCGTGACTGTCGGAGGTATATTGTATTCAGGTGCCGGAGAAATGATCTCCATCTGCCTATTGGTTAAGGCATCTGTCATTGCTTGGTTGGCAACCTTGCCAGCAATACGCATGACTTCATATCGACCGGGCTTTAAATACGCTGCACGACTAAGAGGGAACTTAGTGCCTCGACGTTGACCAAGACTTGACAGGTATGCGTATTCCCTTCGCGTAAAATCTTGACAAGAACAACAGTACCTTGTCCCAGTCATAAAGTAACGTCCAACATTCGGCGGTCTAGTTGCTGGTGTAACTAAAATGCGATCAGGTGTTGCTTCTACAGACCCACGTTTTCTTAGGGTAAGGATACCGGTAAAAGGATTTGTTTCTACAAGAACTGCTTGTACGTAACCATAACGAGTTTGATTTGCAGGATTGATAGTATCTCTTGTAATTGGAACACCGCCTACATCAATAATTCTGTCTTCTAGAATCTCACCATTAATAGCTTTGATGCCACCTGGCACCCCAGGTACAGCAACATAAAGCGGAGGCGGTAACGGATTCGACGTGCTCCACGTACCTGCTAATTGTACGTACCAGAACTCATCATCTTCTGTTACGGAGGCTATAGCTGCTGGCGTGCCACCGCTATCAAGTACATTATCAAAGCGCAGGCTACCCGCTATCCGGGCACCTGCCCAGTGCATACCAAGTTCTTTATTCTTGGTTGGAAACCCTTTAAAAACACCTGGAATGGTTGGTGGATTACCTCCTGTTCCAGGGGTACCTGCAGGAATAGGAATAAAGTATTTAAAAGAGTAATCAAAAGAATTATCAACGATAGAAGCTGTTGCTAATTCGTATCCTCGTCTCCAACGAGACCAGGCAGATTCTCTGTTTACTGTGTATAAAGAATCAGGAATACTACCGCCAAACTCAGATTTAATTGGTTTAACAGAAAAATCATCTTGTCCCCTTGGTTTGCCAAAGTTACTAAATGAATTGCCTGAGCGGCGTGCCATGATTATTTAGAAGAAACCACCCTGTGCGTAAACATGCGCACCATTGGTGTAACCAGAGATGTTAGGTCCATCAGGGAACACACCAACGTAAAGGCGGTCACCACGTTCCAGGTAGATTCCTTTGTTACGTAAAGGTGCGGTTTCACCAAGACCAGTTGTATTACCTGCTGCCATTACAGGAACTGCCATCTGAGGCAAGTTGTCAGAACAATCGACTTGCTGCGTATCTGCTGGCACTGTTTTTGAAAACACTACACGGTAATCACCAGAAGCCGGGATAGGTGTTGTGGTGCCACGGGTTTGGTAGAAAACAAATGTTGCTGCGGGTTGATGACCGTAGACTGCTCCCTGGTACGCAAAGCCACTTGATGTGCCACCAGAATACTCAAGTGATGTATTTACTCCAGTTAATGTAGTTGTGCCTGTATATGTATAATACCCATAACCGCTAGCCGGTGCGGTACCAACGACTCCGGTGTCTTGAACAAAAACAATTTGACCACTAGACAAAGAAATTACGTTGCCTGAGGTTCCGCTTGAAACTGTATAATCTGCATCGCGATAAAAATCATTACGAACAATGGTAATTGAATCAATTACACCACCGCTGTTATTGTCTTCACTCAAGTTAGCATCCATATCCACCAGGAGTGCTGGAGCTTGTCCGCCTTGAACAGATAGTGTGTTACTTGCTTGGCTTCCAACAATTTGCGATGTAACCCTGACAGCGTCAAACAAAGGACGGTCTGTAAACAAGGGTTGCTTGTTGGTACTGGTGCTACTCATTTCACGTTAGCTTTTATTTTACTATTGTATCTTATTCGAACAGCTGAGGCATGAGCAAAGGCATAAAATTTCCTGCAAGTGGTTGAAAGAAGCTGCTCGTCAATAAAGTTGCTGGGTTTTGTCTTGGTTTAAACAAGTTCCCAAGCATCATCATTTTTGTAAGATTTGATGAATTATCCCTAGTGGTTGCTTGAGTTGCTTGTGGTTGCTGTGTACTTGTAGTATCTACAGGAGTTACTGCTTGCTGTCCATACACTTTTTTAAGTTCATCATAAGACTTAACAGGCTGACCGTAGTAACTCTTGCCTTGCTGGGTAGGCAGTGATGCCCATTCTGGTGCAAGTTTTGCCACAAACTCAGGTGTCAATCCTTTTTCTTGAAGATAAGATAAACCGCCAAGACCCATGGTCCTTTGTCTGGCAAGATCTAATGCAGCAATATCCTGCTCAACAGGACCAAAACTTTGTAAACCAAGTTTCTTTTGTTGCTGTTGCCAGGTGGGTGTAAGGAATTGATAAGCACCTGCAGCACTACTTGAGTAACCACCTCCTGTAATTACTTTGTCAGGATGTTGTTTCAGGTTAGGCGCCAGGCCACCGCCAAACATAACGCGATAGGAATCAGGGCCTCCCCGTTCAGTGCCTTCTGCATAGCGGATCATCCGCAACAAGGCTTGCCCCTGGGGCGTTGTTCTGAACTTTTCGTAAAAGGCCCTGTCAGCCATCACTCTTCTCCTTTGCGTCTCTTCATGCCTTCTGCGTATTTACGCATGAAGTCTTGAACACCTGCTGCTGCGGTATCCAGTTGACCAATGTAACCTTCTTCATCCATCAAAATTACTGGTTGTGCTGGGCCAGGGGGAGTCAATCCTGCCATTAAGGGATTGGCGGTCTTAGGCGTAGTCATATCACCGTACATAGAACGGTTAATTGCTAAGCCTAAATCACGCACTTTATCCATATCTTCTTGCGTTTGCATTGCACGTTGTCCTTGCGCATACAAATCCATTTGCTGGAAATAAGGATTTGCTGCAGCCATCTGCTGAGTGCGTGCAAGTTCTGTTTGATATGCACGTTCTTCAGGCGGAAGAGCAGGTGCTGCAGGAGGAGAAGCACCAAGACTTTGATTTTGACGAATTGGATTGTAACCACCTGCATTGCCTGCAGAACCTACGTTTGGCAAAGTTACACTTTCGTCGTATGCACCTAAATTTTGATTGACAGAAGGGGGAAGTGTTCCATACATTACTCCTTGCTCTTGCCTGCTTCTGAGACCTGTACCCCGCCTGGAGCCCCTGGATCTTTCGCCTGTATTAGTTCTTTTTGGAGCGTACGAGCCATCCACCCTTGGCACTACACCAGCACCTTGAAGCCTGTTTAACAACATGTTGCTAGCACCAATTAAAGCACTAGTTGGGTTCAATCGATCAATGTAAGAAAGAATGTTGTCTTCAGCCATACTTACCTCCAGTTAAGATTTAAATAAACGTTTGAGCCGACAGCTACATCAGCTGGACCGGGCAAAGCTTGGATAAATTCGGCACCAGAACGTTCATAGCGGTACCTTGCTTGCATTGGATCCTTGTAGTTGGGAACATAAAGGATCTGTGCAAGTCGGTTGGTTTCGTAGAGATAAATCTCATCCCAAACCTTTAAAGCCTCTTTGGCATTACTGGAGCGAATCGTACGATCAACGTCTCCGGCAATACTTTCAAGACGAGTAGAAGGTGACGTGGCAACTTCTGTTTTTGCTTCAGCGGTATTACAACGTCCGATTTGAGTAATAATTTTATTGTAGAAGTAAGAATCAGGAACTGTGTTCATGGATTCTTCCAGTCTGGCATAGTCACCAGCCGGAACTGACACCACGTAATAACCGAGGTGATACCTTACTCTACTTTTGTCAAAGTCGGAAAGCTGCACTTATACACTCTGATATGACTTTATTATAAAAGCAATTAACCAATAAGGGGCCTAAGGAAAAAATCATTCATTAACTGATCAGCAATTGTTGTTTGTCTTTCTTGGTTAAGTAAGTTCTGAAATAACGCAAGTTCCGCATATCTTTTGTATTGATCTTGTTCACTAACTTTGGGTTGGGTTTGAGTACCAGGTTGTGGTTGCATTTGAGGCTGACCCTGTGGTGCTGCTACAGCAGCCTGTTTACCTCCCATGGTATGTAGCAATCTGATTTGATAAGGATTACCTTGAGCATCAGTTGTTGAGATCGTCCCAAAGCCCTCTCCAGGCTCGTAGGAGCCGTATCCCTTGTATGTGATAGGTACACCCCCTTCAATACCAAAATCAAGCCCCTGGTGGAACGTAGAGGCCCCTGCGACAGGTGCAGAGCGTTGGCCGTATTCTGAAGTGATCGGAAAGTTCCAGTTCCAATTTTCACCTTGTTGTTGTACCAGAGGTATTTTATCTTTCCCTATTAGTATGTTTTGCGCTAGAGAACGAAGAGTTCTTGGATTAATCTTTTTACCTTTATATTCACCAAACTCAGGAATAACTTCTAAATGAAGATGCGGGGCAGTTGAAGGAAGTACATCCTGACCTTGTCTAGTAATATAACCTGCAGGAATTAAACCAGCCATTGCTTTTTATTTCCTATTCTAAAACTAAAAAACCCCTGGAGAACCAGGGGATATAATTCAGACCCTAACTAGATCAGCGGCGAAGACCGAGTCCCAATCCACCCTTTTAATTTGTCTTAGCTGTTCCAGGCTTGCAAACTTTTCACCCGACAATGAAAGCTGTAGATCTTTTATCTCCTTTGCCGTTTTAAGACCAATACCTTTGATATGATCCGCAATCATCTGTGCCGTAGCACCATTGATATTTAAGCGTGTATCAGGTGGAAAGGAACGAGGCTCTTCTTTTGCCGCCGCATCTTTTACTTGAAGAGTTTTTACTTTCTTCGTGGCTTGTTGATCGGGTTCGATCTCAGTCTTGTAAGTGGTAAAAATACGACCGTCCTGGTCTTCAACCATGAACCAGTCGCCATTATCCCATTCACTGACAACTTTTACCCTTGTGCCGGTTTTTTTGTGCTGATAAAGCATAGGACCAGATAAAACATTACCTGGTCCCATAATACCTTAATTATCAGCTAACGGTACGACCAGTCAGATAACCGTCGATATCTTCGTAGCCAGGTGCATCATCGGGCTGGATGTAGCAGATCTCAACCACGATGTAACCAGTGCGGTTAGCAGCAGAGTCGGCATCGGAGATAAACAGACCACCGGAAGTAGCAGTAGCATTGCCACTATCTTTGGTGAACACCTTGAAAGTGGTACCAGTGGTGGCCTCGTAGTAAACACCGGAAGGAGTGACGCCAGTAGCACCAGTGGAGGTCAGGAAGGGGAAAGAACCAAAACCTTGAGTACCGCCGGAGTAGTACACATAGGTGCCAGTGGTGGTGCCGCTGACATAAGCCTGGGCCACACGCTCACCAACACCAGTGATTGCAGTCGGGCCGCTATCATTGCGACCGAAGGAAATCAGAACGCCGGAGTTTGCATACACACCGGAAGCAACGCGACCATCGCCCCAGCCTTGAGCAACTGACAGAGCAGTGCGATAGACGTAAGCAGGCTGAGTGGTGGAACCACTGATCACAAGACCAGTGATATCGGTGCGGGTGTCATCGTTCCGATAAGGGGAGGGGATGATCACATCACCGGTTTGGACAGGAGTGCCACCAGAAGTTTCGGTAATAGGCACATAACCACGAACCTGGAAATAGCGATAACCAGGAACAGCGAGAACAGAAGTAGGACCACCCTTGGAAGAATCGTTAGAACCGCTGTCGTTGGTATCAATGTTCTTGTACCAACCGTTCAGGGGCTCGTTCCAGTTACCAGGGTAGATCTTCTTGGAAGACAGGTAGGACATTTATTTCTCCTAGAAAATTATATGTATAAGTTATCAGATAGTGCCGTCGTCAGCCAAGAAGCTGTAAGCGGTGGTAACAAAGTCCTTGTTCAGGATCTCGAAACCAGCGTACAGTTGCCAGATCAGGATGATAAAGCGGCTGAAATCATCGTTGTTGTTGATGAGCACCTGAGCGTTGGGACCACCGATACCAACACCAACGGACTGAGGACCGAAGAAGAAACCTTGGGCAACCTCTTGAGAAGAGTAGTTGCTACCGTCAGTGAAGTCAGCGGTAACGTTCTTGGTCGGGAAGTTGGTGGATTCGAAGAACTTAACACCTTCGAACTGAACACCAGTCGGCATCACAGGCTCACCAGCCAGGAAGTAACCCTGACCAGCCTGGGGACCCATGAAGAAGCTGGCGTTGTTAGGCATCATGGGATTACCCATGTACATGCCTTGACCAGGTGCACCAGCGTAACGTGCGATCTCACGGAAGTCGCTATCACGACGCAGATGCATCATGAAGGTGGGATCACAGATGCAGCGATACAGACCATCAGCGAAGGTGGGGACGTTGCGCTTACGCATGTCCTTCACAACTTCCAGAAGGTCAGTGCGAACAGAGAACTGCTGCACTTGGTTAGCGTACTCAGTGGCGGTGTAATCGATACGACCAGAGGAATCTTTGGTCTTACCACCAGCGAAGTAGTAACCACCCTGGGAAGAAGAAGCAGCACCGTTGGCTTCAGCTTTGGCGAGTTCGTCAATGAACACGCGATCACGCCAGCGGCGGTAGTCATCGAGCAGCGTCAGGCTACCGATGGACTGGTGGAACATGTTCAGGTTGCCGGTATCAAGCAGCAGACGCTGAGCAGTAATCAGAGTCTCGCGGGCAATCTTGAAGGTGGAAGGTTGGGTCGGGTCACCCGGATCAGCGGGACCGGTGTATTCCTTCAGCACAACAAGCACCTTCTCTTTGGTGATGTTGCGGCTGTTGGCAGTACCGATCGTTTGATCAGCAATACGCTCACGGCT